TGGCTTTCTTCCCCCAGAAACCCCCAAGGGAGCCGAATACAAGCACGTAGAGCCACAAACCCACAAGGATGGTTGGGTTTTGCCCAGATTAGAAACTGGCCGCCCTGCCGCCGTATTGGGGTCCTTCGGAGAGGATGCCGCGACATGGCTTAGGGACGTATATGGCATGGATCTAAGGGGCTGGCAAAGGTACGCACTCGAGCGAGCCCTTGAATACGACAACGATAAGCAGCTGATCTGGTCCACAGTCATTATCACGGTAGGGAGACAGAGCGGAAAGTCTTGGCTTTCTAGGGCAGTGTGCCTTTGGCGCATGCATCACCCAGACTTATTCGGTGAACCACAAACGATCCTCCATGTGGCTAACAGGCGCTCGACCGCCATGGAAGTAATGCGACCGGCTGGGATCTGGGCAACAGAGATCTACGGCAAGTCTGCAGTCAAGTGGGGCAACGAAAAGGCAGGTATCGAATTACCCAGTGGCGACCGATGGCTACTTCATGCAGCTAATGACTCGGCAGGTGTTGGCTACTCAGTCTCAATGGTATTCGTCGATGAAGCCTGGAAAGTCAAAAGGGAAGTAGTAGACGATGCGCTGGCTCCCACTATGGCCGAACGAATGAACCCACAGCTCTGGCTCGTGTCTACAGCTGGAGACTCACTTTCGGATCTCATGCAAGCGTACAGGCAGAGAGCTCTCGACCGACTCGAGTCTGAGGACCCAGGCTCAGTCCTACTCCTCGAATGGTCCGCCCCAGCCGAGGCAGATCCAGAGCTCGTCGAGACATGGAAGTGGGGTAGCCCCGAATGGTCCGATAAACGTGAGGCCTTCCTCAAACAACAATGGAGCAATATCGAGGAGTCAGCCTGGAGGCGCGAATACCTTAACCAGTGGGTAATCAGGGCAGATCACTGGCTCAAAGATTCATGGTGGAATGGCACACTCGACCCCGATGTACAGCTGCCGACAGATCGTGTTTGGTCAGTGGCGGTCGAAAGTGACTTCGATGGCATGGGACATGCAGTGGCTATCGCCTGCCAGAATGATGAGGATGAAGTAGTGATCCGAGTAAGTACCTACAGGACCATCAAAGAGGCAGACGAACAACTTGCCAAAATCAGGGCCGAGCACCCCCAGATCTATGTCCAGGTGACTCCTGGTTATGTGGATCGGCTCCGAGAAAGATTCGATACCCTGGTCGGACAGCGTGAGGCAGTCGCCGCAACTCAAACACTGCAGGACCTATTTGATCGTAAAAAGATCAGGCATGACGGCTCTCAAATACTGCAGGAACACTTTGCAAACTCCAATATCTCTAGGCGGCAGGGAGGCTGGGTCCTCACTGCGCCCATGGGCCGCTCCGGTGTTTATGCAGCTAGGGCAGTCATGTTCGCAGTGTCGCAAGCAGCAAAAGCACCCATGCCCGTAGCGATGATCCGATCGAGGCGACGCGCCTAATAGTGAATCTCGCATAAATCCACTATGATATGCACATGGTGTTCCCCCGAGCCCTGAGCATTGTGCGAGGCACTGAGGCTATTTCCCGTAGCCTAAACGCTGACAGCGCGACAAGTGCCTCGCCCAGTGTGCGCGAATCCTCTGGACTACTGGCACTCCTCACTAACAATCTGCAATATTCAGCGACCAGGGCCAACGCTATGCAGGTCCCCGCTTTCGTAAACGCCCTCAAAACTTACTCACACACGATCAGCGCTTTCGGCTTACGCGAATATCTTTACGATGAACCGATAGCGGCACGTAGTTTCCTTAACTGCCCATGCTCAGTGCTCCCATATTCGGCAGTCATGCAGCGCACAATCGCAGATCTCCTCATGTACGACCGCGCCTACTGGCGCATCACTCAGCGATCATGGGACGGTTTTCCCTCCACTATTGAAGTGATGCGAGTCGAGGATGTTATCGACACACCCCCAGCTAACGTCGGAATAGACGATAACTCCTCTCCACCCAATAACCCGTTCTATCATCTGAGCCAACCAGTACCGACTCGTGATGTTATCAAGTTCTATGGTGATGGCAACGGTGGTTGGTTACGCAACGGTGCAACCGCAATCAGTATCGCGTCAGCACTCGAGGCCGCTACCGTTATGTACAGCGAAACCCCGATCCCAACGGTGGTTCTGAAAAACTCAGGCGCAGACTTACCAGCTGCACAGGTCGATGCACTTCTCGATGCATGGGAGGAAGCACGAGCGAATCGTGGCACTGCCTACCTGAATAACACAATCGACGCCCAGGCCATGGGATTCAGCGCTCGAGATGTGCAACTCGTTGAAGGAAAATCTGCAGCGGCATTGGCGATCGCTCGCCTGGCTAACCTAGACCCGATCTGGGTAGGGGCAGGCGTACCAGGTTCGAGCTTAACTTATTCAAATAGAGTCGATCTATATAGACAACTCCTCGACACTGCACTGCGACCAATCATGCAGCTCATCGAGCAACGACTTTCCATGCCAGACATCACACCCAGAGGACATAATGTCCGCTTCGATACGACGTCATTCTTGCGAGGCAACCCGAGCGAGCTCGCAGACCTCATTACAAAACTTGTCCCACTGGGAGTCCTCACCGAGGAGGAAGCCCGAGCAGTCATGGACCTACCAACCCTCGGTGTTTATTCAATGATGACAGGAGTCGCACCATGAAAACCATGACCACAGACAGCCCGATCATATTCGAGGAGCGCGAATCCTCGACAGATGGCGACATCGTAGGCAAAGGTCACGGCCTCGCAGTCCCCTACGGCACAGAAACCGACATCGGTGGAGTCCGCGAATCATTCGCCGCAAACACTTTCGACCCCGCAACCGTTATTGGCAAACCACTGGCCTACCGCCACGGTGAACCAGTCGGAATAATCACAGCCGCAGAGAACCGAGAGGACGGCCTATATATCGACTTCGATATTGTAGACACTTCCCTCGGTCGAGATGCTGCAGTCCTCGCCAGGACTAACTCAGTCAAAGGCCTATCCATCGGATTCAACCCAATAACCTCAGCCTGGAATCGGGCTAAGGATGCAGTGCAACACACAGCGGCGAACCTCCTAGAGGTAAGCCTCACCCCCTACCCTGCGTACGCCTCAGCCGGTGTAAGCAGTATCCGAGAAAACCAAGAAGGAGAAAAAATGTCCGAGATCATGGACTCGACCGAGCAGATCTCGGTCGATCAAGAAGCACGAGAAGCAGTAGCGAACCTGCGCGAAACCGTACAGGCAATCGAAGCAAAAGCATTCGCAACCGAGGCAAGCCACGAGCTGAGCAAGTATCGTTCATTCGGTGAATACTCTAAAGCAGTGTTCCACGGTGATGTCGAAAACCGCGCACTCGACAATCAGACCCTCGCCGATGCACCAGGCCTAGTGCCTCCAGTGTGGATGCGCGAAATCAAGGGAGTCCTCGATCGTGGCCGCCCATGTATCACAGCTATCGGTGGACCATCTAGCGCTGCAGGTGCAGGCATGACCATCAACTGGCCTTATTTCACAGGCGATCTTTCCGCAATCGTTGCAGCTCAGGCAAGCGAATTGGCCGAGGTAAACTCAGTCGATATCGACATTCTTAAGGGAACCGCAACCCTGGCAACCTATGCAGCTGGCTCACGCCTATCCATGCAGGTCATCGAGCGCACCGATCCCAGCTACCTCGATGCACATAATCGAATCATGCTCGGCGCTTTCGGAACCGAAACCGATTACGCTTTCCAGGCTGCACTCTGGGCCAACGACACAGCTGGAGTTGATTACGACTTCAGCGCAGACACAACCGGCTCAGCATTCCGCGAAGCAGTGTTCGCCGCTGCAGTCGATGTGGAATCAGCAACCGGACAACCAGCCGAGGTCGTATTCGTGTCCTCTGCAGTGTTCAAGAAGATCGGTGGATGGTCCACATTCATGCCAGATGTTTACAGCCCTAACAACGTATCAGGCACGTTCAACGCTCGCACACTGAATATCTCAGTGGCTGGCTTGACAGTGGTCCTCGCTCGCGAGTTCGCCACCGATGACACGGAATCCGCAATCGTCACCAACCGAGCAGCAATCGGCTGGGCCGAAGACGGTCCACGTCTGGTCACGAATGAAGTAGCAGCGAACCTCGGTCGCGATGTCGCAATCTACGGTTACGCCGCCGCAACCCCATTCGTGTCCGCTGGCATCGTCGGAATTTACGACCAGGCATAAGCAGAGACTAGGTATCCGATCGTGGCACTCATGACAGGTCAAGAATTGGCCGATGCTCTTGACGTCGATTACTTGTCCCTCGAGGACATGCTCGACCAAGTAGCGGAAACCTCATGCGACCTCATCGGATACCTAGTCACAGCCGCATCCTTTGCAGCGGAACCAGCACCACTAAAAGAAGCTGCAGTCTCGATCGGCTCTGAGATCTTTCAAGCTCGCACAGCCTCCGGCGGAGAAGCGGTCGCCCTGGACTTCACCCCAGGGCCCCGCCTATCTGTTTGGCTCACTCGTCGAGTAATGGCGCTCCTCGCACCATACCTAGACATGAAGGGTGTTGTCGGGTGACAGCGCTCAGCACCGAATCAAGAGAACTATTACTGACAGCGTTCGCGGGCTCAGGCTTTCGTGTCTATGACACAGTGCCAGCGGTCCCGAAACCTCCAGCGATAGTTGTCAGTCCAGACTCACCATGGATCAGGCCTAACCGAATCGGCTCGACCCTGAACTATGAGTGCCGCTGGAAAATCCTTATTGTTATATCACCGAGGCAAAATGCTGCCGCGACTCTTGACACAGAGAACGCAGTAGACACAATCCTCGGGCTCATACCCTCATCGTTCCAATGTCAAGGCGTAAACGCACCACAACTCCAGGACATTGGATCGCAAGGAACAATACTAACTACCGAGATAAACGTCTCGGCCTCAATGAAGGAGTAGGAAAATGGCAGTAGTCTCAGTCGCTGGGGCCGCGTTCACAGTGCAACTCGGCCTAGTACAATTCGAGGACCAGATCACGTCTGGCACTATCGACACAACCCCCACAATCACCAGGACTAAAACCCTCAGTGATGTGGCATTCGATCAGACCGATCTCAACTCGACAGTCTCGCTCGAATTTCTCTACGATGAAAACTCAGGCATGTACAATGCTATTCAAACGGCGATCGCTGCAGCTGCAGCAGTCGCAGTCACCATCGAATCCGCTACAGGTGTCTGGACAGGCGCAGCTCTATACGTCGAGTCCGCTAACACATCATTCGCAGCCGATGGTGTCGCTACGTGTTCGGTATCATTCACCGGCACAGTCACATTCGCATAAGGACTTAGGGGAACATCATGTATCCAGAAATCAAAATCGACCGCAAAGACCACGACTCGTTAATAGTGCAAACTGTCTCAGCGGACTTTATGCATTACGACGATCTCAACGGTGACAAGCGAGCCAACGAGCATGCCATGAGATTATGCATGGCGTACTACTATTGTGAGGGAAAAGATGCGCTCAGCCTGAAAGAGGTGAAAGCGTGGGCTCGAGCTAACGATGTGCGAGTAGACATCATGCGCGAGGATGTGGACCCTACCCAGACGGATCATACAGTCGCTTAATTATTAGGCTGGCGATCCGACTAGGCAGACCAATAGAGGAAGTCAAAAAATATAAACCGCGAGAAATCGCCACGATATTGGAGGTGTTAGAGCATGGCTAAAATGTTCGACACTGGTATCGACGGCCTAAACGATGTACTCAAAAGCCTAAAAGCCCTTGGCCCTGAGGCAAACAAAGAATTACGAGCCTCCTCGAAAGTAATTGCCGAGCAGCACATGGTTCCCGCCTGGCGTAACGCCGCGATCTATGGCGCTGGACCATGGGGAGAAGCAATCGCGGACAGTGTAAGAGCAGGATCTGACAGGCTACCGAAAGTAATGATCGGTAAATCTAAAAAAGTATTGAGCGGTGGAGCCTCTTCCACTATGGTCCGCTATCCATCAGACTCAGGGGACCGTAAAAACTCATTCGCCCCATTCGAGAAAACAGACTGGATACAACGAGTCAAGGCCTACCAAAAGCCAGCACTCGAGGAGTGGGGCCGCGCAGTTGATCGAGTAGTCAATAAATGGAGCGTGATGTAATGGCTATCGGTGGAGGTAAAACTCTCACAATCTTTCTTGCTGCAGACCTCAAAAAGTTTAACTCTGGACTAAACGATGCTCGAGGGAGCATGTCTAAGTTCGGTGGCAGTATTAACGATGTACTAGGACCAGCACTTATCGGGGCAGGAATTGCAGCTGGAGCCCTAGCAACAAAACTTGCTATAGACGGCGTGAAAGCCGCAATCGAGGACGAAGCAGCCATGGCTCGGCTCGCCACAACAATGCAAAACCTTGGACTAGCACACGACATCCAGCCAGTCGAGGACTACATTTATCAGCTAGAGCGAAGCCTCGGAATCGCGGACACTGATCTACGTCCAGCCTACGACCGATTAGTCCGAGCCCTGGGAGACACAGAGGCCGCACAAGATGCCCTCAGTCTCTCTCTCGACGTATCTGCAGGACCAGGGAAAACCCTCGAGCAAGTAACCGATGCCCTCG